CCTTGATAAGGGCTTCGAGATCGATACTGTACTAACAGGAGCAAAGTTTATGTCCCGTACCCGTTCACGCAGTGTTGGCCCCGAAGGGGGTTACCACATACGTTACCGAAATGGTATATTTTACAACCAAAGTTATGCCGTCACTTCCTCGAAGGAGGAAGTAATTATTGACGTCGTCACTCCTGGTTATAGAAAGATCATTTCAAACGGTGGGATCGTAAACAATCCTATGACGTACACTAAGTCGTCTCGGAAGGTGGAGGGTGCTGGAACTTACAGCGCGGTTCGCCTCAGTGGTGGTTTAATATGGACCGTCAACGGTAGTGGTTGTCTAACGACAAAAACTGCAGCTGACGCACCCATGTTCTTCCAAGACCCGTATCCGGATACATCCGGTCCACAGGACTTGGGAACCATGATTGATTTAGCAAAGGCAAAAGCAGTTGCTAATATCGATTCGACACCATACTCGTTCGCGGAGGATCTCTTCGAATGGAAACAGACCCTGAAATTCTTGAGAAAGCCTTTAGGCTCAATCAAAGAACTCAGTAAGTCTTTTTCCAAAGATGTTTCGAAGCTATCAACACGTAAAAAGGCTCTGACCAGAGCACAGGCAATCGCCCGTATCTGGCTAGAGTACCGATTTGCGTTCTCCCCGCTCCTCAGATCTGCTGAAGACTTCATTGAAGCCTGGCAGGAAAAAGAATACCGCCCACCTCGCGAAATCGCAAGGGGTTTTGAAAACCATGCAGCTACAAAAGACTCGAATTTCAACGTAATTGTTGGTTCGAATACTTATGGCAGCACAAAGGGTTCGACGACTTCACTCGAAGTTCGTACAGGTATTCTCTATGAGGTAACCAATCCCATCATGGGTTGGCGAGACAAGTATGGACTGAGGACCAAGGATATACCAAGAGCTTTGTGGGATGTTTTCCCATACTCGTTCATGATAGATAGGGTTAGCCGCATCGGAAACACAGTTTCCGGTTTGGTTAATCTCCTTGATCCTTCAGTATCAATCTTGGCTGGATGGAGCACCACTAAGGTGTTCGCTGAAACCCGGTTTTCTACTGGGCAACAGACTAATCCGGCTTATTCCATTACCATACAAAGTGACACAGTGACCGAATCTTCGTTCACTTACGATCGCCAAGTATGGACTCCTTCCTTCCGCGACACCCTACCGGGTTTATACCCGAAGGGTTTAGTGGGAGACACAACTAAGATTGCTGATCTAATTGCTTTAGTAATACAGCGACTAAGATGAGCTCACTAAAAAAGGACATAAAGTTATGTCAATTAGTAATGGGTCAATCCCAATCGGTGCGACTTATGCGCCTTCGGGTGGTTCGGCCACTTCTCTTGTTAGCCTTGGCGGAAGCCTTGGAGAACAGAAAGTGTTCATTGATGACAGTTCGGATCTTGCATTACGCAAAACCGCAGTTGTCACCAGCAAACCACCGACACCGCTCGCGAGTGCGCCTAACGGCTATACTCAACAGCGTTCTGCGATAGTTTTCCATATCCCGCTTCTGCTGGATAATGGTAACTATACCATCAACAAAGTATCAATCGAGATGTCTTTCGACATTGAGACTGATGCGAGTGAGATGACTCTCTTGCGAGAGTTCATAGCACATGTTGGTGTCGATACAGATTTTGATGATCTGTTCGAGCAGGGTTCGACGGCTTAATACCCGAAGGACTGTCTTTAATAACGTTCAATAACTATTGAGGTTATTATGCGAAAGCGTAAAGTTAAGAAGCACTTGCTCTTTAACCCTGACAAGATCGCGACAGCGGTTAGTCAGCATTTCTTACGTGATCTGGACGACACGAACATGTTGCATAGTGTCGATCCACGATACGTTCAATTTTACAAGGAGGCTCAGAAGAATGCTATACTTAAAAAATATAGTACTTCGTCTGAAGACGCTACGAAACTCGAACAAGAAGCCTACTTCGGCTTCATTGTACGCAACAGTATTCTGGATGATCTTGATATTCCATCAAGTTTGTCTCCGATTACTGACCTGCGAAGAGTCTCAAAGCTGCAGCGTTGTCTCGTCCGGGCTCAAGTTCTTATTTCTTGGACCCTAGGAGATATCACTACTGATGAAGTTTACTGTGCGACCCGCCACTCGGCGGGAACCACCCTAAATGTACCATTTATGGATACATCTATGGAAAGTAAATTTACAATCCCTCTAAGCACTACTGAACGTGTTATTCCTCTTTTTAACGATTACCTTTGCTTCGACAATCTGTTGAAGCGTACTCTCTTCGGAGAGACTTCCCCGCAAAAACGGGACTGGTATGACGTTAGGAATGGATCACGAGCTACTACCGTACCAAAGTCCGACACCAAAAGGCGCATGATTGCAGTCGAACCCACGTTGAATATGTTTTTTCAACAAGGGCTAGCCGCAGTCATGACATCACGCCTTAAAAGTGTAGGCTTGGACGTAGAGTGTCTTCCCGACGTACACAGGATCTTAGCTATGGAGAGTTCCGTCAGCGGGCTAAATGCCACTGTCGACTTTTCCAACGCTTCTGATAGTGTATCGATCAGGCTTCTTGAGGTTCTTTTACCTCCTAAGTGGCTTGAATGGATAGATATGATTAGATCGCCAATAATGCAGGTCGATAAACATGACTTGCGGCTATCTATGACTTCTACCATGGGTAATGCGGTTACTTTTCCGCTGGAGACGCTCATCTTCTGGAGCCTTGCAGTCGCATCCGTAATGGAGCACAACACAAACCTCTCTGACCCCTTTACTGGGGTCACGCGTTTTTCAACGCCTAAGGAGAGATCGTGCTGTTCCGTTTTCGGAGACGATTGCATTTTACCCACCGAGTGCGCAGAGCTCTTTATTGAGTTGGCAAACGAGGTGGGGTTCTTGGTCAACGAGGAGAAATCCTTTATAGACCCAGGACCTGGCTTCAGAGAATCATGTGGTGGTGATTACTACCACATGCGAGGTGTCCGGCCCTTTGAATTAAAAGGGCCAACCTCCAACAAAAAGATGGGTATAGAAGCGTGGATGTACATTATACTAAATCGTTCTACAGAGAAGTACTTATCGTACTTCGGAACGACCTCATATGTGTACAGTAAACGCCTATATGCTTACATCTTCCGTTGGTTCAAGGAGAACAATATTTTGGTTAAATTTGTTCCCCCTGACTTTCCTGATGATTCCGGCTTTAAAACGCTGGATATCTGGAGGTTTATTACATGCTATAAGCTAGATCATAGCCCGATAGCGTGTAACGAACACGGTACTTACCGATTTCACTTCTTAAGATACAATTACAATGAAGCGAAAAAGGTAGACAAGCAGTTACGTTATGCAGACTGGTTGAAATACCCCAGTCAGCGAGATGTAAGTATTACATCTCACAAACATAGCGTGCTACCTTGTAAAGACCGTAAATATCCTATCAGGATAAGAGGCCATTACCTAGTAGCTGTAGGAAGGTCGCCGTTCTGGC